CGAGAGTTTGGCAGGCTGGAGGCAGAAGTTCACTCCATGCGTACTCAGATGACTTTGCTCCAGAATGATGTGCGCGAGTTGCTGGAACTAGCGAACCGCAGTAAAGGTGGGCTGTGGCTCGGCATGAGCATTGCCGCGCTGGCCGGTAGCGTTGTCTCTTGGCTTATCGGTTATTTCGTCGCCAAATGACGCCCCACTTCTCAGCAGCAGAACTGCGGTGCAAGTGCGGCTGCGGGCTGGTGCAATTCCAACCCGGCTTTTTGGACCAACTGGAACTGCTACGCCGCGCTTACGGTCGCCCGATGCGGATCACGTCCGCTTGCCGGTGCGCGGCCCACAACGCCAAGGTCTCCCCGCAAGCACCGCTCAAGAGCCTGCACATCGGCAACCGTGAGACGCGACCGGGCCACAATGGCACGCTGGCTGTAGACGTTGCAATCTTTGGCTATGACAAGGGAGACCTGTTCGCCGTTGCTTGGCGCAACGGTTGGTCAATCGGCTGGAACAAGAACTTCCTTCACCTCGACCGCCGAGTAGATATCGGCATGCCGCAAACCACTTTCGAGTATTGACCATGAACCCATTGCTGATCCCGCCGCTGCTGGAAGCCGGAAAGACGCTGATCGACCGGCTGTTCCCGGACGAGCAAGCGCAGGCCGCTGAACGTCAGCGCGCACATGTCGAGTTGCTCCAACTGGCGCAGGCCGACAACCTCGCTCAGATCGAGGTGAACAAGGTCGAAGCCCAGCACACCGACCGCTTTGTCGCTGGTTGGCGACCGGGCGCGGGCTGGGTCTGCGTAGCTGGACTTGCCTACACATTCCTGGCGCAACCGCTGATCGCATGGGGATCAAGCATCCAAGGCTGGCCCGTGCCGCCCGAAATCGACGTTGACGTGCTTCTGGTACTGCTCGGCGGCATGCTCGGATTGTCGGGGCTGCGGACGGCCGAGAAGGTCAAGGGCGTGGCTAGCTGATGCCCGCGCCACTGATGACCGAAGATGAATTCATCGCCGAATGGGAAGCCTGCCCGTCGCCCGCTGCGTTGGCGAAGAAGTGGGGCTGCAACGAGCGCAGCATCCAGCAGCGGCGGCGGCGGATCGAGGCATCGACCGGGCGCAAGCTGCCCGCCATGATCTACAACGGGGTCAACCGCGACCGCGAGCATCGAGAAAACCCGGCCACACAGGCCCTCTACCAATCCCCGACGCGGCTGCATCAGGACATGCAGTCCGGCACGGTCATCATCTTCTCCGACGCGCACTACTGGCCGGGGATCGTCTCGACCGCGCACCGGGCGCTGGTACATCTGGTGCGCGAGTTGAAGCCCAAGATGGTCATCGGCAACGGCGACATCTTCGACATGGCATCCCCGTCGCATTGGGGGCGGCGCGACTTCTCGCCCCTGCCCAACGTGCGGCAGGAGATCGAAGCCTGCCAGGAGCGGCTGGGTGAGATCGAGGCCGCAGCGCCCAGAGGCTGTCGGCTGGTTCGGACGATCGGCAACCATTGCATCCGGTTTACGCGCAAACTTGTAAGCGTTGCTGCTGAGTTCGAGGGGCTGAAAGGGTTTGCGCTGACCGACCATTTCCCGAAGTGGCAGGAGTGCTGGTCAATCCACCTCAACGCCGACACCGACGGCTGGACGGAGATCAAGCACCGTTGGAAGGGCGGCATGCACTCCAGCTTCAACAACGCCAAGGAGTCGAGCGTTCATTACGCCACTGGCCACGATCACGCGCTGCGAGTGCAGGAGTTCACCAACCGACGCGGCACTTGGTACGGCATCAACTCCGGCACGCTGGCCGATCCGGACGGGCCGCAGTTTGGCTACAGCGAGGACTCACCGGCCAACCACAGGTCAGGCTTCGCGGTGCTGACGTACCACAAGGGGCTGCTGCTGCGACCAGCGGTGTGCAAAGTGATGGACGAGAACACGGTGGACTTTGAGCGAAAAGTGATCAAGGTTTAGCCTTGTCGCCGTTCTTTCGCATCATCATGGCACTGGCGTGCGTCTCGTTCATCATCTTCCAGCCATGCTCAAAGGTGCTGATCGTCTCTGTCTGAAGCAATGCGCCGATCAACCGATTCGGATAGGCCGGATTGCACATGTTCTGAACGCTGCGGTAAGAGAACCCGTCAGCATCCAGCTTGTCCTTGAGCGCAGACCGGCTGAGATACGGCACGCCGTCGCGGATTTCAGCACCTGACGCCCACCACGCGGCCTCAAAGAGCTTGCGGTGTTCATCCAGTTTGCCAGAGGGCTTCTTCTCCTTGGCTACGGCTTCTGCCTGAACGATCACGGCAGAGGTAACCTGCTGATCGTCTTCGTCCAGCCAACCTGGGAGCGCGACCTGTTGGAGCGCGACATAGACCGGCTGCGCCAGTTCCGCGTCCTTGCTCTTGCGCTGGATGATCTCCATTGGAGCGTTGTCTGCTGCCGGGACGATGCTGATCTCGATATCGAGCGCGCCACGCCACGCGGACGATCCACGGGCGCGGTGCTGGGAGTCCTCAGAAACGCCCGTGTGGTGTACCAGCACCACGGTGCAGGAGAACTCGGCCATGAGCGCATTGCAGGCGTCCAGCATCGTCTTGGCGTCTTGCGCCGAGTTCTCGTCGCCCGCCAGGAATCGGTGTAGCGTATCTACAACAATGACGGCGGGCGGCTCTGGCAGGCTACGAACCTGCTCAACCACTTTCAGGTAGCCGACCGGCGTATTCAGGTCGCAACCGTTGCGCGAAAGCCACATAGACAGCGGCCCGCACTGGTGGTGGTGCTTCCACGCTGCCACCCGACCGCGCAGACCGTGGTGACCCTCGCCCGCCAGATAGACCACGTTCCCCGGCTTTACGCGGTGGCCGCACCAACTCGCCTTCCCGGAGGCCATGTGCAGGCACCAGTCCAGCACTACGAACGTCTTGCCGCCACCAGAAGGCCCATGAACCATGACAAGCGCGTCAGATTGGAGCCAGTGCTTGACCATCCATGAGATCGGCGCAGGCTTGGCGCTGAACTCATCGGCGGGAATCAGCCAATCATCCTCAGAAGGGGCCAGCAGGCTGCTCAGATCGCCGCCAGAGGCGACGTAATCGTTCGCGTCACCCTCAGTAGGTGGGGAGACGACACGCGCTCCAAACTTCGCTGAAGCCTGTTCTGCGTACCGTTGTCCGACACCTGACGCATCATTGTCTGCCACAATCACAATGTCCTGCTGCTGACCATGACGTTCGCGGATCACTCCGGTGACCGGAACCAGATTGGATGCGCTGTACGCCACCACGCACGGCCTACCGGTGACTTGGTGGATCGTGGCGGCGGTCGCAAAACCTTCTGCAATGTAGATCGTCCCCGGCTCATCGAAAGTGCCCAGAATCCAGTATTTGCCCCGCGTCTGAGCGCCAGGATGGTAGAGCTTGGTGCCATCATGGCCGATGTATTGCAGACTCGACAGTTCGCCATCCTCGCTATAGAGCGGCACAACCAGCCGACCGTCTCCGGTCACCCGTGCGCCGTGCGTCTGGATGCCCTTGCGAGCAAGGTACGGATGATCCGGATGAGCGCCGCCCGCCTGCGACCAGATCATCTCAACCGTATCGGAAGCGACCTCATGCTGGCGCTCAAGAGCCGCATCGCGGGCGGCTTTGGCCTCGACCATGCGGCGGGCGTGCGCCATCTCCTCGCTTGCCGTCAGTTTGCGCCCGACATCTGCCCGCCAGGACGATTCGACGCCCGACCGCCAGCAGCCGAATCGACCGGCGGGAATGCCGTCGCCAAAGACCAGATACCAACCCGGCTTGTCATGCCCGCCGCTGCCCTTGGTATCGGAGCGGAAGCGGTGAATCTTGCCGTCGAAGAACAGTTCATCCGGCGGTCGGATGCCTGCTTGAATCATCGCCGTGCGAAGTTGCGACTCCGGAGATTCGACAATCTTCTCTGGCGGCGGTGACCAAGGGCCACCCAAGATGCTAGATAAGTCTGCCACTTGATCCTCGTAATTGTTCGTTGCAGTCGATTCTCAACTTTGTCGCGTCTGCTTTTCCGCGCTTCTGCGCCACGTTGTCCAGATATGTTGTCCGAAGCCCTTCTGAAAGCCGCGTCAAGTACATGACTTCGCACAAGTGCCTGTGCGCTTCAGTGTACGTTGACGCGGGCGATCCTGGCAAACACATCTCACATCGGCACTTCACTGCCCAGACAACTCATGGTCGATAAGCATGTCAATGTAGTGACGGGCTTTCCGAAGGTCTTCGACGCCTCCTTTGTCTCGCCAACGGCTAACATACTTGATGACGTTGCCTTCGCAGAAGCCAATGCCGTTCTTGATGATGTACTCAGCGGGCTGAATCCGCATCTTGACGTAGTGCGATCCGCCGATTTGCACTTTGCCTTGATCACTCATGCCTCATCCCCCGCCTCGACCATCGCAGCGGCCAACAGCAGGCCGGTGGCGGCGGTGGGGCCGGTGTGCCGCCTAAACGGCAACGTTGTTGCGGCCGGGTTATGGCAGAAACAGTATGCCGCGCGCCATGTTGAACCGCCGACGCATTCCAGCCATTCGTGCCACGCAAGGCACGGATTCGCCTCGCACCACGCCGCCCACTCCCGCAGCGTCTTGGCAACGGCTTTGCGTTCGGTTTTGGTCATAGCATCGCCTTCGGTTGCGCTGCCGGCCCGG